TATGGACAAAATCGACTCTGAGCAAGATGTCAGGCGGATCGAGGCCATCGACTGGGTTGAGTGGAGCTCGGTGGTCGCAGGCGCAAACCCTCTGACGGGCCTACTAGACGTAAAGGAGGTCCGGAAGCGGCAGCAGGTCGTAAAGCGACTGGAGGAACTCGCCGAGCGTGTGGGGGAGGAAAAGGCGCTCGAGGTCGTCGAGCGGGTGTTGCGGATCGTGAAGACCGCCGGCGCGGAGGCGGCCCAGGAAGTGTGCGACCTGATGGACAGGCGACAACTGCGACCTTATGTCGAGGCGCTGTTGTCGGTCATCACGCTGCCGTCCCAAGAGCCGAAACGCTGTGAGGCGATCAAGCCACACGACACGCCGGTAACCGACCGGGGAGACTGGGACGGGCCGGAGATGGTGCGTCGCTGCCCAAGCGAGGAGGCGGCGCTCGTGAAGCTGCATGCGTGGCGTGACCCAGAAGGGAACCCCAATGCTAAGTCGAGCTACAAGCTGCCCCACCACGTGGTCGACACGGACGGGACGGTCGGCCCGGCCCACATCCGGGGTGTCAGGGCGGCGCTTGCCGTGCTTGCGGGGGCACGAGGCGGCGTGAACATCCCGGACTCGGACCGAGCCGCTGTCGCCGAGCACCTGCAGCGCCACGTCGAGGCCTGGGAAAGAATGACGCTGAGTCGTGCGGAGAGAAAGAACAGAATGCTTCAGCGGCTGCAGGGTTTGTGCTAAGCTGGTAGTGACGTGTAGGGAGGTGGGGAATGCGCAGCATAGAAGAAATCAAGGCCGACATTGAGTCTCTCGACCCAGAGTCCGAGGATTTTGACGAAAGAGTCGGGGAGCTTGAGGTTGAGTTGGTCCGCGCCGAGCGGCGGGCACGATACGAGCGCCTCAAGAACTCCGTGCTGCCGTCGCCGGAGAAGGCAGAGGAGACCGACGAGCCGGACATGGTGACGGCTCTGTGGTCGGACGGCAAGCTTGCGGAGTTCGCCCGGACTGGCGGATCGGTGCAGTGGTCGGCACAGTACTCGACGAAAACCCTCCTCACAAACCCGGGTGACATCCGGCGCCAGATACCCGACGTCATGTTCCCCGAGCCGGCAGCCCGGAGGCTTCGGGACGTCATGGGTCCCGTGACGCTCGGGCCGAACGAGAGGGCTGTTAGCTTCGTCCGTGAAACCGGCTACACGATCAGCGCCGACGTCGTGCCGGAAGGCGGGACGAAGCCCGAGTCGGCGATCACGCTCGAGGCGGTCACCAAGAGCGTGGATACGATCGCCCATTCGATCCCCGTGACCAGACAGGCGTTGGCGAGCCGGCAGACCATGCAGCGCTACATCGAGCGGCGCCTCGTGCAGGGCCTGTTGTCGAAGGTAGACGCCAAGCTAATCAACGACTACGTGAACGACCCCGCGATCCCTGAGGTTACCCAGGCATCGGGAGAAAACAAGGTCGACACGTTGGTCAGGGCGGGGACGCAGATACTTGAAGCGACCGAAGAGGGCGTAGTCATCACTGCAGCAGTGATGAACTATCAGGACTATCTATCGGTTGTCTCGTTGAAGGACGCGAACGGCAACTACCTGTTCCCGCAGCTGGTGCAGAACGCATTCGGGGCGGCCAACTTGCCGGTCAACGGGCTCGTGTTGGTACGTACGAGCCAAATCCCAGCAGGCAAGGCGCTCATCGGGGCGTTCGGCGGGGCCTCGGCCTTGTATGAGACGTCTAGCGGGACGATCCGGGCGACGGACTCGCACGCCGACGAGTTCGTCAAGAACATAGTCCGCATCCTGGCGGAGATCGAGATCGTCCACGCAATCGAGCTGCCCGCCGGCTTCCGGGAAGTGACGTTTGCGTAGGTGTGACGGCCCTCGCGCGCCTCTGCGACGCTGACCGTGGACGCGAGCAAGGAGGGGCGGCTTAGCCCGCCCCTCCCATAAAACAAGGGAGGAGCAGTGGCGGTCAGGCAGAACACGGAGCTATTCGGGTTACGTGATGTAAAAATCCGCAGGCTGATAAGCGACTCGCCTAACGTATCCGCGCCGACTTGGGGGCCTGCGATTGATGTCCCAGGGGCGGCGTCGCTGGAGATCAGGCCAATAATCGAGACGCAGGAGCTCCGCGGTGACGATGCGCTGATTGCCCAGCACTCCCAGGTTCTCGGCGCTGATGTCCGTGTGACCTTCGTTAGGACGGACCTTCAGGTGTGGGCTGCCGTGCTTGGCTCGAGTGTTGAGACGCCAGATGACGACACTGCCAGCGTCACGTTCGGGGCGGGAGACGAACTGCCCTATTTCCGTTTGGACGGACTAATTGAGGGGACTGCGGAGGGCCTCGAGTCGGTGAGATATACGATCTTCAAGATGAGGGTCACCGAGAGCGAGCTGGTCAACACGGACCAGCAGGAGTTTGCGACGCTTCGCATCGAGGGCCGTGCTGTCGTGCTAGAGGCCACCAGCCCCGAGTACAACGGTAAGTGGGGAAGACAGACGCACTCGACCCAGCACCAGGACCTGGGTGACTAAGGGGGGACACGATGGAGGTCCCCAAGGTAAGGGTGCCGCTGGCGGAGATCGACAACGAGGGGGAACCGACCGGCGAGGTCGAGTATGTCGAAATCCCTATGACGATCGCCACGGTCGTCAAGATGGAGAACATCCTCGGCGACCACCGTCAGTGGGCCGAGCGCATCCAGGCGAAGCCAGTCACCTCCTGTGTGCAACTGCTATCAAAACTGCTGCGGATGCCCGAACCCGAGGTACAGGCCCGTCTCGTGCCTGGGACCCCTGCGAAGATCCTGTCCGACGTCATCACCACCTACGCCAAGTCTGTCGGCACCCCGGAACAAATCGAGGCGCAGTCGGCGGGAAAGGAGGGGCTTTAGTTTCGCGGCGCCTCCGTGAGTGGCGTCGCGCCTGGCTGGTAGCGACGAACTTCAGCCGCCCTTACTGGGAGTTCGACCAGATGTCGCTAGCGCAAGTTCGTGAGGTCGTCGAGGCGGCGCAATGGGCGGCCAAACAGACGAGGCGCGGTAAGCCGATAATCCGAGGAGGCCGCAGAGTTGGCTGACCTGCCCGTCATAGTCCAGCAGATCACAGCCGATATCTCTGAGCTTGAGGCCGGGTTACGTACCGCACAAGACCAACTGCGGCAGACGGGTCAGGTCGCCGAGGAGGCGCAAAACACGATCATCAGCTCGTTGCGTGCGGTAGGGGAGGCGGCGCAACAACTGGGGAACGAGCTTGCCGACGTCGGTAAGTCGATGAGCCTGGCGCTCTCGGCACCCGCTGCGGCCCTGGCGGCGACTGGTGTGGGCGCATGGAAGGAGCAGGAGCTTGCGAGCGCAAAACTCCGTGCGGTGCTGCAGGCGACGGGCGACGAGATCGGGATCACGGCGGATCGTTTGGAGCAGTTGGCCAGCGAGCTCCAGCGCACGACCACGTTCGGTGACGAGGCGATCATCGCTGCGGAAGCCCTGCTTGCCACGTTCAACCGCATTCAGGGCGTGAACTTCGAGCGGGCGGTGCGTGGAGTTGTCCAACTAGCCGCCGTCACCGGGCGGGACCTCACGAGCGCCGCCATGCAGTTAGGTAAGGCGTTGCAGGACCCAGCCGAGGGACTCGCGGGGCTGGCACGGTTCGGCCTCCGGTTCACGGAAGGTCAACGCCAAATGCTGCAGCAGATGGTCGAAACGGGCCGCGTGGCGGAGGCGCAGGCCTTCATCTTGTCGCAGCTTGAAAGTCGGTTCGGGTCCGCAGCCCAGGCAATGGCCCAAACCTCGACCGGCGCTATGCTGCAGGTCAAGAACGCCATCGGCGACACGCTCGAGGTCGTCGGTAAGTCGATAATGACGGGGATTGAACCTGCCCTCCGTGCGCTGACGAGTGCGCTGCTGTCCCTCGCCCAAAGCCCGGGCTTCCAGGCGTTGCTATCGTTTGGCGGGCCTGTGCTGCTGGCGTTGGCAGCGGCGGGCCCGCTGATCTGGGGTCTGGGCAAGGCTCTGGCGTTTCTGGGCACGGTCATGAAGGGACTTGCGAGCGTGGTGGGCGTACTCACAGGGGGACTCGCTGCGCTGTCGAACCCGATCACGGCCATCGCCTGGACGATCGGCCTGGTCGTGGCAGGACTAATGGCGGCTATCGCTGCGGTAGTCGGCTTCATGCGTGCAGTCATCCAGACAAGCGAGCCGGCACGGCAGGCGTGGGAGAGGATCGCCGGAGCACTGCGCGGTATCTGGGAGGCGATCAAAGCGATCATCGGCGCTCTTGTGCAGGCGCTCGCCCCCGTGTGGCAGCAGGTCGCCGACTGGGTGGCGAAGCAACTGGAGAAGATCGCCAGTTGGATCGAGCGCAACATCGACACGATTGCCCGCTGGGTCGCCGCTGCGGTGACGGCAGGGAAGATTTTGGGCCGAGTGTTCCTCGCCGTCGGCAAGGTCATCTGGAACACGCTGCAGATATTTGTCCTGAAGCCGCTGGGTGCCGTGTTGACAGCCGTGACGGCACTCGGCGAAGCTCTAGTGGCGCAGATAAGAGCGGTGACGGCGGCGGCGAAGCTCGACTTTGCGGAGGCTGGTCGTCAGCAGCAGGAGGCGATGAAGGCCGCAGGACGGGCCGCTGCCGCTGTGACGGTTGACCTCGCTGCGGGCATCGCAGACAGTGCGCGGGCAATAGGCGACGCACTGCAGGACGCTGTCGAGGGAGTGAGGCGGGACATTGAGGCGGTGCCAGACCTCGCCAACCAGATCGCCGAGTCGATACGTCGTGGCATGGAGAAGGCAACGCCGCCAGGCGGCGAGGGCGAGGCTCCGGTAATGCCAGAGATGGAGCCACCGCCCGCACCCGAAGTGCCACCACCACCGCCACCGCCCGAGGTGCCGAAGCTACGTGAGGCGGCAGACAAGCAGGCCCTGGCGGCAGAGAGGTTGTCGCGGGCTGCAGAGGTCCAGCAGCAGACCGCCGAGGAAATGCAGCGGGTGCTGCTGTCGCGGGAAGGCATCGCCCGGATCATCGGCGGCCTTGTCCAGCGGGAGGCCGAGGCCAGCGTGGTGACGGCGCTGCATGAGATCGAGGGGGCGGTGAGGCGATGAAGCCCTGGGAGTATCGGCCACTACGGGACGGGGCTTTGCAGCTGTCGTCCATGGCCGAGGTCTTGGTGGAGAAGATCGAGGTCCCGGTAGCGACGACGATCGCCTCGGTCGGTATCACGGTCGAGGGCAAAAGAGGAGAGCCCACCTATTCGCTGCGGATCGTGCCGTATAACAAGGTCGTCCCGCAGGGCAGGCAAATCGACATCCGGAGGCCTCAGGCGGCACACACGGTCCACACGCAAGACCCGGGCATGTGGGTCGACCTCAACCTGTTGGGCGACCAGACCGACACGGTCGGCGCGCACACGAACGAAGCCGGAGAGGAGACGAGGCTCGTCGTCAAACTGCGGGACCCGATCCTTGAATGGCTGTCCCTTCCGAGCGCCCTGCAACGGTACCCGTCCTCGCTGCGGATCCACATTCGAGCACGTGCAAACCTGCTGTCTGGAGCGTACATACGGCCCCTTCTGGTGGTGAATGGGCAGGAGTTCCGCCTTGGTACGACCTACCTTGGCCCTGAGTGGCAGGAAGTCGGCGGAAAAGACGGGATAGGTGTCAGCTACAACCCATATTCGCCCTCGCGGTGGTCTGTCGGCGACTGGTACAGGCTGCTCGGTGACGACAACGCCACGAGCTACGGCCTCGGGTTCGCAGCGTCCCCGAAAGTCGAAATCGCCGAATTCTGGGTCGAGGCGGTCCACTGGCGCAACGACACGATCGGATCACGTGTCTACTACTGGCGGCCCGAGATCGGCCTGAACGAGGTCCCGTATGATGCACAACTGACGCCGGGAACCTATGCCGTCATCATTGAGCCGGTCGTGGTCGATGGACTGAACCACATCACGCTCGTCCAGACCGAAGACGCTGCGGTCAGGACGACAGAGATCTGGAGGAGAGACACGAACGGCCTGCCGTCGGAGAGGCTGCGGAGCATTGGGCACGCCGGCGGCATTGTGCTAATGGGCAATCCCGCCTGCCACGGGGTGCCATATGTCGCATCCCGCTTCGCTGACGAAGGAGATGCCGTCTACAGTGCGACGTCGCCAGTAAACGCCCTCGCTGTGTACGGAAAACAATTCGGAACGGCTCCAAGTTTTCGGCTGGTGTCAGGTAGCAACACCAGGACGGGGAGCCTCCGCCGGTCGGGGAGGGACCCGGCCATCTACACGGCTGCGTTTTCGTCGGTGCCGGCGGGAGGAGGGAGCATCGACTTCACCGGCCTTGCACCTGCCGTGCTGCGCGGTGAGTTCCACTGGCAGCAACGCTTTGAGGCTGCTGTTCCGACGACGACGGTCCAAAGCACGAACTGGACGGGAGCCTCGCCAGCCCACACGGCAGTCGACGATCCGGTAGGGGACGATGACGAGGACTATTCGGCCCTGATGTCCGTTGTCGACGGGGCGGACCTGCTTATGCGGGTTGGGTCGTCCGTATTCTCGGCGACACTCCCGACCCCGCTTGCTGTGGCAGTAGTCGCCCGGGCAGGGTCGGCATCCAAGGGCCGCATCCGGGGACTGCTGCAGACGGGGTCGACGAAGTATGCGCACCCGGCCCAGATCGAAGCAAAAACCGGGTACGACCTGTACCAGTGGATATGGCCGGTCCGTCCCGAGGATGGGAACGACTGGACGCTTGCGGACGTCCGTGCGTTTCGTCAGGGAGGAACGAGGGCTTTCGGACTGCGGAAGGTCGGCAACGAGGCAGTCATGGTGACGCAGTGCTACCTGCGAGTGTACTACTCGGCAGACGACCTATTCCTGGCAGTGCTCGGCGCCGACGAGTACGTGGACAACATCAACGCCCCATATGACGACTATGTCGTGCAGGTTGGGGCGGTCGGGACGATCTCAGGACTCTCGGCGAACGTGGACCGGGCACTGGGCAGGGTGACGCTGTCATGGACGACTTCCGGCACCGTGGAAGGCGCAGCCATCTTCCGAGGCGGTGTGGAAATAGGCAGAACGACCTCGACATCGTTTGTCGACTATGAGCCGCCTATCGGAGCGGCTAACTACGCCGTCCGTCCGTATGCGGGTATGCTGGAGGGACAGGACGCCACGACGTCAGTCGACCTCCGTCCGTGCCGCCATGCGATCATCGGGAGCAATGAAGCCGCTGCCGGTGTCCCGCTGGTGTTGTGGCCGAACATGACGACCTGGGAAGTCGCACCGGAGGCACGATTCGGCGATCCGTGGGCCGTGTCCCAGATAGGACCATCGGCGCGCAAGATACGGATTGAGGCCTCGGTACACACGGAGCACATGGACCGCCAGACTGCCCAGGCGCAGCTACGTGCGATGCACAAAGCCCTGTGCAGGCTGCGGATCCCGGGCGGATATGGAGCCTATGTGCGGCTGGGCGACCTCGAATTGGAGTGGTCCGCTAGTCGAAAGGAACTGAAGCTCAGAGCCGACGCCTGGGAGGTCGACGGCCCGGTGAGTGTGAGGCGATGAGGTACGGTGTCGCCGTTGTCCGAGAGGGTGTAGAGACGCCGATCGAAGAGCTCGGGGTCGAGATCGGGCCGATAGACATTTCGGTCGGGGAGCGGTCGTCGTTCCGGTGTGAGCTCAGGAAGGGCAAAATAGAACTCGGCGACTGGGTGCAGGTGTACGCACCGACGGGGGAGCCGATAGGGCGCTACTGGTACTGGGGTGCAGCGCAGCACTGGAAGGGCGAAGCGATCTCTGCTCTGGACCTCGGATCGTCAGACCGCTTGCTGGAGTTAGCGCAGGTGTGGTCGCCCGGGCCGATCCGAGGCAAGGGAGGGGATACGATCTTGGCGGGTCAGCCGATACTTGCGGCGGTGGCAGACATCTGCGGGGACCTCGGCATTGAGCTTGTGGCGCCGGCACTCGACAGGGTCGCAGTGTCGGACTACGTGTGGCAGCCGGGGACGCCGCTGGCCCAGGTCGTGACGGACCTGCTGGCAAGCTGCGGCCTCCGCTGGACACCTGGGAGGCGAGGCGAGGTGGTGGCGTATGCGGAGGCAGGGGACGCCACCGGTAGGGTGGAAAAGGAGGAGATCATCGAGCTGGAAATCCGGCCTGCCTGGGACCGTGTCGCCAACGTGGTCATAGTAGAGAGGAGAGGCGGAATACAGCCGGCGGTGGGCGTTACTGCTGTATGGGACGACACGACATCAGAGACCTCGCTTGAGCGGTGGGTGCCGCGGGTGGAGTATGTCGACGCAGTGCCGACGGAGACGGAAGCCCTGGAGGCGCTCGCCCAGCGTATCCTCGACGAGCGCAAGGTGGTGGGTGCCGAGGCAACGGTGGTAATGGCAGTGAGGCACGACATCTGGCCTGGTGACCGGCTGCTGTTCGCAGGGTGGAGGGACAACCCGCACCTGCTGGTGCGGTCCGTAGAATGGAGAGAGGGGTCATCGACGATGCGAATTGAGGGGATGTGGAGTAAGCTGTGGGACGCCGCGACGTAATCCGGGCTGCCAGAGCCGCCGCAGGTCGTATAGGCAAAGAACCGCCCGGGCGAGAGGCCGTCGTAGTGGCGACGGACTCGGGGCTGGCCCGCATCCAATACCCGTCCCAGACGGAACCGCAGCCCGGGTGGTACAAGACCACCGGTACGGTCGTCGTCGGCCAGCGTGTCCAGGTTGTCGGCGATCTGGTCGTGCCCATCAGCGACGACCCTGGGACGATCAGCGAATCGCGGGGTGTCGAACTGCCGCCAGTGTCAAGCGCCCCTCTGGCCATCTTGGCCATCCCGGTGTGGGAAGACGTCTACGCCGAGACGATCAGTCTAAACGAGGGACGGGACTTTGATGTGTTGGAGAACAAAATACACCTGCTGACGCGTACCCCGACCCAGGTCTTTCGGGTGTATGATCTCATTACCACAACTGAGTACGTTAGTGCGTGGATAGCGACGAAGGGGGGAGCGGCAGCCGAATCCGTCTGGGCCGTGGTCCCTGGCGGCGTGGTGTGGCCGCCAGTAATGCATTCGGGCCCGACCTTAGTTTTTGCGGCTGGGCCGATGGCTGCAGTGCCGTTCGTGAACGTCGGCTCGGCATTTTACCCGTCGTTGATGGGGAGGCCCATCCAGCGTCCCGAGAAAGTGTACTGGGTCGTAGGATGGGCCGGGCCGCCAAAGAGACGGGAGCACTTTTACTTCCGTACCTGGATCACGCCTACAATTGTCCGCCGCGTGATGAACGCAGCGGAGCTGGGGGCAGGTTGCTGGAAGGTGTGGTTGTGGGTCGACCTGGAGCTGCCAGAGGAGACCGCGGGCTCGCCCCCGTTCTTGCCGGAGTGGTTAGGTGTCCGCTACCGGCTCGTGCTACGGTGGCCAGATGAGCCAGGACGGGCAGAAGGAGAGTGGGTAATACGGCGGCTAGTGGCGGGACCGACGGCATTCCAGATTTCGGCCGAGCCGGACCCGTTCCACGGCCCGCCATGGATCGATCTGGGCAGCCCAACGTTGTGGTATGCGCAGGCGATCAACACATCTAGTCCAGACGTCTGGGTCGACTTCGAGATGGAGTTGGTGGACCTGATGACGGGTGACCATATAACAGGAGAGGAGCCAGAGATGGGCGAGTGGCTAGTACCGGTGAGCGTGCGGTGTTGGTCGGAACCAAGTCCGATGCTTGGCGTCGAGATCGTGACGGTGCGGTAGATGACCGAAGGGAGCCAGGGCCTCTACGATGCACGCGTGGGCGTCGTAACAGGCGACGCCAGAGGCGGACGCATCGGCGGGTGTAGTTGGTACCGAGCAATCCTGCCGCTGCAGGCGTCAGGCAAGAAGCGGGGCGAGGATTGGGTGGCGGGGATAGACGGGCTTACCTCGCCAGTCGGGGTGGCCGTTAGGGATGCGGAAACCGGAACGGTCATGAAGCCAGACGTCCTGGTGCTGGTGCGATGCGGGACCGCCGACCAGATTGAGTGGGTGCGCTGCGCACTTCGGGCCGGACAGCGCATTGTCGTAGACATTGACGAGGCCCTGTGGCTGGTGCCACCGACGAACGAGGCGCACGGGGCGTCCAGGATGGACCCCACAGCCGACGACTCAGCGTACTGGCTGCTGCAGTTAGTGACCCTGTGCGATCGAGTGACGACGACGACGGAAAAACTCGCCGACGAGATCGACAGGTGGTACAGGAAGAACACGAGAGGGAGGACGCCACCGATCCGAGTCGTCCCGAACATGGTGGACGTGGTGCAGTGGCAGAAGGCAGGGGAGCCACCTGAGCGGGTGTTTGCGTGGACAGGGAGCACGAGACATCGGGACTACGAGCTCCGTGCGATCGAGGCCCTCGGCGACGTCGTCCGGGCTGTCGGGTGGGAGCCTCTGCACATCGGGCCTGGGGAGCTCTCGGGGTGGCGAAATGTGCCCGGGCGGCCAGTCGAGGAATGGCACACGACAGCGAGGCTCTACCGGGTCGCACTTGCCGCAACAGTAGCCTCGACATTTTCAGACTGTAAGTCGCATATCAAGGCTCTGGAGGCTGCGGCGGCGGGACGGGTGCCAGTGGTGACCAAGACGAAACCATACCGCGATTGGTGGGACGTTGTGCCGACAATCGACGACCTCGGGCCGCACGCGGTGTCGGTGTTGGTCGCACTGCTGGGGGACGAGGCGGCGTTAAAGGATGCGGCGGAGCGTGCGAAGAGAAAGGCGGAGCAATACGACATCCGCCGCCGATGGCCCGAGTTCCTGCGGGCGTGGATGGACTGAGCGTAAAATGGAGGCAGGACGATGCCTGAGCTGACGTGTGAGGTCTGTGGGCGGCCCGGAGCCGTAGGCGGAAGGGACCACATCGCGAAGTGTCTAGGCCACCAGCGGGCGCCCTGGGAGCAACTGTACTGGTGCCACGACGGGGGACGGCTGCTGGTCTGGACGGCTTCCGGCCCCGTGTGCGAGCAGTGTTTGTCTAGGTCAAACCAGGAGAAGAAGGAGGAACGAGACGGTGGCAAGCAGCGCCGATATAAGTCCAGCAGTCGACGCAAATAACGGATGGGAGCGCTGGTCGGCGTACGTCCGAGCCGAGCTACAAAGGCAATCCAAAGAAGTCGAGCTGTTGCGGGGGGAGATCGTCGAACTGAGGCTGCACCTCGAGGCCTTGCGGGTCCGCGTGACAGTGATTTTCGGCGTGGTAGGGCCGATGATCGGCTTGATCGGCGCTATGATCGGGTACATTGCGCGAGGTGCGTTATGACGGCACGGGATGCCGCACCCACGATGGTTGACCTGTTTGCGGGCTGCGGCGGGTTGACAACTGGCTTCAAAGCCGCAGGTTTCAGGGTGGTTGCGGCTGTGGAAGTCGATCCCGTTGCTGCGCAGACATACCGGCTAAATCACCCGGAAGTCGTCCTGTATCAAGAAGACATCCGAAACCTATTGCCGGCGAGGATCGCACGGGACTGCGATGTACACACAGGCCGGCTTACGGTACTTAGCGCGTGCGCGCCGTGCCAGCCTTTCAGCCGCATTGGCAGGCGTGACCGGAACGATGAACGGGCCCCTTTGGCGTTGGAGCCAGTCCGATTCGCTGCGGAGCTACGCCCGCTGTTCGTGTGCATAGAGAACGTCCCAGGTCTCGGAAGAAGAAGAGACATCCTAGGCCGGCTCGTGGGAGGGTTGGAACGGCTAGGTTACCGGGCGTACTACGGCATTGTAGACGCTGCCGACTACGGGGTGCCGCAGTTCCGGAAGCGATTGGTCCTTTTGGCAACCGCCGCCGATGTGGAGCTCCGAATGCCGGAGCCCACGCACGCCTCGCCGCGAGACGCAGTACGACTGGGGAAAAAGAAGTGGGTTACGGTACGGGAAGCCTTTGAGGGTCTAGGAAGCCTAAGGTCGGGAGAGGCGAGCAATATCGATCCCCTGCACAGGTCAAGGAAGCACACGCCCCTGAGTCTGGAGCGACTCCGCCACATTCGCCGTAACGGAGGCAGCAGGGACAGCCTACCGCCCGAATTGCGGGTAGCGTGCCATGAAGGCAGGAGAAACGTCGGATATCATGACGCCTATGGAAGGATGAGCTTTGACAGGCCGTCAAACACGCTGACGAGCGGATGTACCAACTTCACCAAAGGGAGGTTTGGTCATCCTACAGAGGATCGGTCAATCACGCTCAGGGAGGCAGCCCGTCTGCAGACTTTCCCCGATTCTTACCGGTTCCACGGCACGTATGAACAGATCTCGACTCAGATAGGCAATGCCGTGCCGGTGAAACTGGCGGAGGCGCTTGCAACCTACTTGAGGCAAGTTGCAAGTTTAGGTGGCGAGACAAGGCGAGGTGCAGCATGACTAGGAAGTACGACAGAGTGTGGAGAACGGCGCTACAGGCTGTGGCAGCGGCTGTAACGCTGAGCGCCGCTGTTATCGGCAGTGCGCTGTCCAACGGGAGAGGACCGACGAAGCAAGAACTTGTCCTGCTGGGCTGGGCGATTGTCCAGGCTGCGCTGACGGTGGTCGCCAGTGCGATCCATCTGGCGATCCGCCCGCCCGAGGAGTATCCGCCTGCAGGGCCATTCGATCCTGGTGAGGTGGGGCGGTGGAGATCATAGGAAGGGAACACTGGGGAGCACTGCCGCCTCGTGGCCCGTGGATGAGGAGGACTCGGACCGACTACATCGTGTTGCATCACACGGCAGGCCCGAACCGTTACCTGGCGCCCGAGGAGGAGCGGGCGTATCAACAGCAAATGCAGGCCTTCCATATGCGTGGTCGCGGATGGGTCGACATCGGGCAACACTACACCGTCATGCGGTCTGGGAGGATATACGAGGGACGGCCCCGGTGGACGGTTGGTGCGCACTGCGCAGGCCTGAACGACAGGTCGATAGGTATTGAGACACAAGGGACATTCTTGGGCGGGGCGATGCCGTCGTCAGAGCAGGAAGCGGCACTCGCTGAGCTCATCGGGATGCTGTGTAGGGCGTACAACCTCGACCCGAGGCAGGTGGTGACGTATCACCGGCGGTGGAACCCGACGAGCTGCCCGGGCGACCTGGTTGCGAGGATCCCCGCCATTGTTGAGCGGGCAGTAAGCGGAGGGACGCAGAAGCGAAGGACCAGGAGGAGTGAGACGATGATCGTGAGGCAGGCATCGGGGCAGGTCATGTTCTACGTGGGTCCGATAAAGCCCAAACCGGACTCGCCTGAGTCTGTCTGGCAGGGTGGATGGATCAACTTCCATTCGCCTGCCGGAGCGTCTGTGACCGTCGAGTGGTATGACGCAGACGGGAACCCGACTGGGGCCAAAGCGAGTGTCGTGGTGCCGCCAGGAGGGAAACGAGGCCTCGACCTGTACAAGTTGGCAAGCCGACCTCTCGATGGGTTTGTGGTCTGGCGCTCGACGGCATCCGACCTGGTAGTCGAGATCAGTAAAAACCTGTTGTGAGCAAAGACGAACAACGATCCTCAGCTTGGTCCGTGAGTGAGGTGTGACAATGGCAGCCCCGACAAGACCGGCTGCGGAAGACGTAGCGTTGTTGGTAAATGCGAAAGACGACGCCAGCACCTACGAACGCATCGAGACGGCTATTGACGTCGCGGAAACGACGCTGCAGGCCTTGTTAGGTCGCCCGTTGTCGGAGAAGACCATCACCGAGCGGAGGCACGTCAAGCCCGGCCAGATGGTCGTTGAGCTGGGGGCCGCACCCCTGTCGAACGCCACGGTCAGTGTGGACGGGCGGGAGATCGAGACTGGCGCTGCCATCAACAGTCCCGTGTACGAACTGCCGAGCGCATCGCCGGACTGGCGGGAGGTGGTCATAACAGGAACAACGGCATGGCCAGGGGACAATTCGGACGTTAGTTTAGCCTGGAAACTGCTCGCCGCCACGGTTGTGCGCAGGTTTATCGAAGACGCCGTCGGTGTAAACCAGATAACGAGGGAGGGCGAGCTGGTAATCCCTGCGACGGAGATCCCACCAGAGGTGTTGCGGATTGTTGGTCGGGTCCAAAAGCGGCTGTGGGTCGGATAAATGGGAGGAACGATGGCGGGCTTTGATGCGGTCATCGAGGTGCGTCGCAAAAGAGCAGAGACCGAGCCGGACTCGGAGGGCCGGCCTGTTACGAGGACGGAGACGGAGCGGGTCAGAGGGTGGCTGAGACCGGCTGCGATACGCACGCAAGAGGTCGCAGGACTCGCCGGCATGGTCGTCGAGGCAGTGGCAATGGTCGGGACGACAGACCTGCGCCCTGGCGACACCGTCGTAGATGAGGCAGGGCGAAGATGGGAGATAGTGCAGGCGGTCGAGAGGGAGAGGCTGCAGACGACGCGGTTGCTGCTGCGGAGGGAGGAGCCGTCGTCGTGAGCGAAGGCAAAGGACGACCCTGCCGGATGTGCGGTCAAGCAGAGGGGCAGTGTCGGGCCGTGTGCTATGAATGCGGAGGCCGATATGAGCACTGGGAGCAGTGGGCAGAACGCCCCGGCTGGCTGAAGTGCCCACGATGCTGGCACTACGTGAAGGACAACGACCCAGCGCTCAGTTACCGGGGAACCAGGCGGACCTCGCCGAGACGCAGGTGGTGAGCAGTGGCAACATACGACGAAGCGGCGGCGGCGCTCGGTAGGCTCGGCGAGCAGATCACCGACGCCGTGAAGGACGCCGTACACGCAGCGGGATACGACTACCGTAACAAGGTCCGCCTCGCCATGGTGAACTCGCCACGATCGGGACGCATCTACCGCCGGCGGCGCGTTGTCCACCGGGCGAGTGCGCCAGGAGAGCCGCCAGCCCCGGACACGGGCATGTTGCTCGGTAGTATCCAGATAACCAGGCAGGAAGACCGGCCCCCGTTCATCGAGATTGGGTCAACGGTCGTCTACGCGAGGAGCCTCGAATTCGGCGGCCGGCACGTTGCCCCGAGGCCGGCATGGACGCCGGTGGCGGAGGAGACCCGGGCCGGGCTGCCCCGGCTGATCGTTGAGTTTGTGCGAAGGGCGATAGGGCGATAATGGCATTTGAGCTGGTCCGTCAGGCAATAACCCCGATAGCCTGCTGGCGCGACAGTGTGCCGCCCGAAGCACGACCTCCGTATGCCGTTGTGAGGCTGGAAGAGGCGGAGCCGTTGGTCGGGGACGATCAGGCCATCCGGACCTTGGAGCGCTGGTCGGTCTGGCTAGTCGTGGCCCGGGACGACGAGAAGAAGCTTCGGACGATGGAGCGCTCGGTGCTGTCTGTGGTGCCGGCCGTACGCACCGAGAGCGGAGCCAACGCCGAGCTTCAGTGGGTGAAGTACGTCGTGAAGATACCAGGCGACGCTACGTAGACGCCAGAAGGCCGATTTTTCGGGTTTCTCTAGTCGCACGCTGCGAACAGAAAAAATCTGGAAAAATCTGTCCACATGGCTTGACATTCTCGGCACTGTGGGTTATACTGCAAGTAGACAGAGCAAAGGAGGGAAAATGAACATCGGTAAAGAGTTCGAGGAGCCAGTCTATATCCCAGACGAAGAGCCCATCGTTATCCCAGACGATCTACCAGTGGAGCCCGAGCAGGCGCCGGAGCCAGCACCAGAGTCGGAGCCGGCACCCGAACCAGAGGCTGAGCCCGAACCGGTGCCGGCCTGAGCCGGTAAAGCGAAGGAAAGGAGGGAAGATGAACGATCGGTTGCCTGTAAGGCGCGCCTACAAAGGGTTCGTAGTCTGGCTGGCGGCAGACGAGATATACCTTGTCTCGCCGACGGTCCCGGCGGTCTGGTACCCGCAGGCCGACGGAACCTGGCGTCTACGCGCAAAATGCGGCGGGCCGCACGACGCGGTGCCAGACCAGCTGTGCTCGTGCGGGATCCACGCCACATACGACCTTACCGAGGCGCTCCGCTTCGGAGGGTTCGTCGGGCTGGTGAGGCCAGTCGGGAGGACAATCCCGGCTGAGGAGGGGTGGCGAGCCGAGGCGGCGGTTGTGGAACTGTTGGCGGCCCCGTCGGAGATGATGCCCGACCTCCCGGAGGACCTGCGCTCGCGGGTCTGCACGTACGACCTGCTGGAGAGAGAAGCTTCGGTACCCCTGCGAGTGCAGGCTGGCCCTGGACAAGCCGGCAGAGTGGCGGTACTGTCAGAAGACCGACAAGACCCGCCAAATCGAGAAATGGCCCTGAGTGCGATGGTAGAACGACACGGCTCGTTTCTCAAGGTCACCTGGGCCAACAGTAGGGTGGCGCGCCGATATCGGGATGGGGAGCCACGAGCCGAGTGGTGGTACACCTTGTCCACAGAGGCGGTCTGGGTCCTGGGGCGCCGGGAAGGCCCGGCCGTGATAGAATACGGCCCGGACGGCTCGCCCAGTAAAGAGGTGTGGTACTGGCGCGGGCGGCCACACCGGGAAGACGGCCCCGCCTTCGTGGCGCGCGTGGGCGGAGGAACAACCCGGGCCTGGTACCGGGACGGCCGCTGCCTGTGGGACGAGTGGCGGGTGGAAAGGAGGTAAAGGATGGAAACGACGACCGCACTGCAGGTTGGTCGGGCCTTCAAGGCTTTTAGAGTCGGCCTAGCGGACGACGCGGTGTATCTGGTGTCCGCCACCACCTGGGCGATCTGGTGGCCGCAACCGGACGGGACCTGGCGCTTGCGGGCACGGTGCCTGCGAGGCTGCACGGATATCCCTGACAAATGGTGCGCGTGCGGAATCTATGGCGCCTATGACCTCAACGACGCCCTAGAGTTTGGCGGCTTCGTCGGAGTTGTCCGCCCCGTGGGAAAGACGCTCCCGGCGAAGTACGGGTGGCGAGCCGAGGCGGCGGTGGTTGAGCTGCTGAGTGCACCGCCCGAGATCATCCCCGACCTGCCGCCCCAGCTGCGTGAGAGGCTCTGCCCACATGAGCTGCTGCAGGCAGAAGTTCAGGTCCCCGTAAGAGCAACGAGGCGAGCTGCGCCTAGGGAGGCACCGCCGTCACAAAACGAGCGACGACCGGAGCCTAGGCTATTGCCAGTTCTGCAGGTGAGGGTCGAGGAGGAAGAAACCATGCTCAGCGTTCGCTGGGGTTCGACCTTCGTCGTCAGGCGCTACCGGTACGGGAATCCTTGTGCCGACTGGTGGTACAGTCGAGAGGCCAACCGCATAGTCATGCATAGGGACGACGGGCCTGCTGTCATCGAGTACGAGCCAAACGGGAGGCCCTGCCGTGAAGAGTGGTATCGAAAGGGTCGAGTACATCGGGAGGATGGGCCAGCAGTAGTGGTACGATACCATGGTCACTGGGAATACCGGGCCTGGTATCGTGACGGGCGCCCGCTGTGGACTGAGGGCGGGTACGTGAACAGAAAGGAGGAACAATGAGTCAGCCCAAGCACGACGATCAGCCTGGTCAGCCACAGTCCGCCGAGAAACAATCTCTACACGCCCGCTGGTTGCGGGTTATGCGGGACCTCAGGCCGCCGAAGAAGAGGGAGCCGGGCGACCAGTTCTACCCGTACATCGCCTGGGACGACCTCGCCGAACGCCTGCGGCCTGTCCTCGCAGAGCACGGGGTGTACCTGCTGGTCAGCCTGCGGGACATCGAAACCGAGCGGGTCGATGAGGTGTCAGAGGGCCGCAAAAGGACGGGCAAGATCGCCCGGGTCACGGTAGAGATACAGCGTATGACCGAAGACGGCGAAAGCGACACCGCGCTTTACGTTGCCGAGGCGTTCGACTCGGGTCGGGGAGACAAGGCAATCCAAAAGGCGGTGACCTCGGCGGTGAAATACTGGCTGCTGAAGTGTCTCTGCGTTGGCGACCCGCTGGTCGACCCGGATGCCGACCAAGAGCCACGAGCCGAGGCAGTGGAGTCCGAGGACCTCCGCAAGCGGAGGCAGAAGCTGTTGTCACAGGCGATGCACCTGCCGCAATGGCCGCAGTTGCGGCGGCAGTGGAAAGAGGAGGGCTACGACCTCTCGTCGCTCAGTTCCGAGGAACTCGACGAGCTCGAGCGGCGGGTGGCGGCCCTGGTCAGTGCAAAGGAGGGCCAATGAACGACGACAGAGCAAGACCGTCGATTGTCAAGACGGCCGAGGGCTACGAAATCCGTGCATCTGCGCTGAATCTGTGCCCCCGGGCGCTCGCCCTAGAGTACGTCACAGGGGAGGCGCCCGAACCCGGGCCCTGGCTGCGGCGGGCGATGCAGTACGGTGTCGATGCGCAGGACCGGTTGCTGCTCGACTACTTCGAGCCGTCGCGCCTTGAGGTTGAGGTAAGAACCGAACTGCAGCTTGGGCGTTGGAGGGTGGTAGGTCATGCCGACGCCATGCACTACAGCGAGATTGACTATGACCGCCGCGTCGTTGAGGTCAAGACCACAAATAGCGATATAACCGAAGAGCAGGCCCGCGCGAAGTGGGGCCGCCAGATCGCCGCATACGTCCACGGAGCAGGGGCCGCAGGCGCCCTACTTGTAGTAGAGAACCGCGTGACAAAACACACGAAGCTCTTCGCGCTCGCCGTTGTCGACCTACCGACACCCGAGCAGCTGGAAGAGTGGCTGCACGACGAGGTCGAGCCAGCCATCGAAAAGGAGGACCCCGCTCTGGCCCGCTGCACGTGCAAGCGGTGCGGGAGGCGGAAAGTCGCTGAGGAGGACGCCGAGGACCTCAGGGAGGCGCTCGAGGTGTGGGCCGAGCTGACCCGTGAGATTGAGGAGCTGGAGGCCCGGCGGCAATCAGTCCGTGAGTGGTTGGAGTCGGTCCGTGAATGGACCCCAGACGAGAAGATAGAATTGGCTGGGGTCAGGGTGATGTGGATGCCACCGACGGAGGCTCGGGTGTTCGACTCGAAGCGACACCAGGCGGAGCACCCGCAGTGTCACGAGCAGTACATGACGACGCAACTGCGCAAGGGAGGGCTTCGGCTGACGTTGGTCAGAAAGGAGGAGGCATGAAAGAGGAACTGGACCTCAGTAGCACGCTGTTGTACACGGCGTATCTGTGGAGCAGCGACGGGAGACGGATTGCCGTGAGCGCTGACCCGTTGTTGGTGGCCCGGACGATCGACGAGGAAATAGGCCGGCGGAAAGTGCGGGCCCGACACGGGAGAGAGCGCTTTGAGATTGACGTGGTGGACGTCCGCCTGCAACACCTGCCCGATCCTGCGCTTGACCGGTTAGGCAAGTTGTTAGCCGAGGGAAAGACGCCTATAGTCCCGCCTGTCGTGGTCCAGGCGTTGCGTGCGCAGGGATACCATCAGATAGCGAAGAAGTGCGTCATCACCTGGGAGCTGCAGCACGATGCAAGGGGCCGTGTAACGGGCTGCACGGCGCTGGCGAGGGTAGTCGAATGAGGCTAGTGCGATATCTCGCCGCTGCCGGCGCCCTAATCTTGCTGCTGGTGTGGGCCACCGACACGGCCGGTGCAGAAGAGAGCACCGAGCAGACCATCCGTAGGGTGTCGCAGGAGGAAGGGATCGACGGCAACCTTGCGGTTTCTGTTGCCAGGTGTGAGTCGAGCCTGCGGCACGACGCCAGGAACGGGAAGTACCGGGGCGTGTTCCAGATGGGGCCCGGCTGGGCCTCGCACAGCGGGTCGGTGGAAGACCAGACCCGGGAATTCGCCAGTGCGGTCAAGGCAGGGAGCGCTGCGAGGCACTGGGCGTGTTGGCCGAGGGGTAAGGCGGGCCGAGGGAGCGCGAGCAGGAGAACGCTGCAAGCCCGGCCCCCAACCGGTACCGACCGCTGCGACAGGGCGACTGGGGAGTGGCGCTGTCATCCGAGCTGGACCAAACCCGACGCTCTCACTGTGTCGCCCACGATAGAGACCGACCCAGGCCCCGAGATTGAGTCTTGTGCCTGGGAAGGAACCGACTGGACCTGCGTTCGCAAAAGCGTCGAAGTGCCAGTCCAGGAGGAGCCGCCCGAGATTATCACCAGTACGGTGCCCAGCAAAGACCCGATGGGCTTCTGGGGGTGGCTGGACGTCATAATCCTAGCAACGATTGCGGTTATGGCGGTCCTGGGCAGGAGCATGAAAGAAAAGGGGACGGCCCGAGGACCGTCCCCCGATCCCTAGCCCAAAGGAGGCGAGCTGTGATGGAGAACTTTTCAGAGCTGAGTAGCAGTTTACACCAAGCCCGCAGCGAGTGCAAGCACTGGCCGGGGGAGATGCTCGACGGGCCCGGGGATAGTGTGCTAGAATTTGGAGCGTACAGAAAAGAGAAGGGACGGCCCGCAGACCGTCCCGAACCCCAAGCACGAACAAGGAGGGGTAATTGGTAGTAACAGCCTACAACAAAGCACACCGGATGTCAAGCACAGCATACCGCCTCTTGCGCCTACTTTCCGAGTCCGCCGACGAAGCCGGGATCATCGAGATGACACAAGAGGAGATGGCTTCACGGCTGGGTGCCTGTCGGCGAGCTGTAGCCAACGCCATGAAGAGCCTGACGGCGCTTGGTCTGGTGAGTCGGCCGGGGAACGGCATCTACCTACTCGGTGCACAAATGGCGCATAACAACCGCACAACCGATGCATATTCGGTGCATATTCCGTCCATAGAGGATGCACAGACAGGTTGTGGGATGCACGAAGGCAGCACAGGGGATGCACCTTCGGTGCACATTACGTGCATAGATGAGCCTAACTCTACTAGGGACTATATATTGTCTAGACTACAGCAAGGTAAACCAGTGAAGGAGCAAGAGAAACTAGAGCAAGAGTTAGAGCAACTACAGCAAGAAAAAGCAAAACTGCAGCAAGAGCTGGTAAAACTACAACAAGAGGTCGAGAGGCTTCGAAGCGAAGTCAAAAAGCTGCAGTCAAAGCGAGCCGCCACCCCACCCGTCAGCGAGGAGCCCGAGGCGCCAGAGCCGGAGGCCGAGGCGCTGCCACCTGGTCAGCTCAAGGTCTCGGATTCAGCACCCGAGCCACCCGACCAGTTTCCCCAGAACGAAACCGATGCCTGGCTTTCCGTGTCCGACGCGGTGGCGATCTGGAACGAGACCTGCTCGCCGCCGCTACCGTCAGTCCGCACGATAACCCCGAAGCGCCGCCAGCAACTGCGTGCCCGTCAGCGGGAGCACCCGCAGCTACGCACTGCGGACGGCTTCCGGGAGTTCTGCCAGTCAGTGGCCGCCAGCCCGTTCTTACGGGGTGAGACGGGCCGGGACACATGGCGAGGGGCTACCTTCGACTGGTGCCTGACGCCGACCTACTGCGTGCGCATCATCGAGGGCCACTACGCCCCGCCAGAGCAGCGGTCGGCGCAGCAAATCCAGAGCGCTTTCGCGTGGCTGGAACGTGCGCGGGAGGAACGGGAAAGGCAGCGGAAGCGGTCAGTGGAGGAGATCGAGGAGGTGAGGCGAAATGAGCAACGATCCGCAGAACGACGCAGGGATGAGTTACACCGAGTTCGTGGAGGCGATCAAGCTACTCTGCTTGTGCTTCCGTCAGCCGCCACTGAGCGAGGAGGAGCTACAGGCGTGGTACACGGTGGGGAAGATGAGCAAGCGGAACCCCCAGGACATGGCGGCGGCAGTGGAGAGCCTAGCCCTGAGCCTGGACCGGTTCCCCTCGTTGTCGCAGCTTGTCGAGGCGATCCAGGAGGCCAAGTGGGAGCGGAAGCGGAGCCAGGCAGCAACGGAGGTGGTAGGCGATGAGTGAGAGGCCAGCGGCTGAGCAGGCAGCGCAAGACGGAATCGAGCCTGTCCACGATTACGTCGCAGAGGCTGCGGTGGTCGGGGCGGCAATGCTGCATGACGGACTAGCACGCGAGCTGACGTTTCTGGAGCCGGAGGACTTCTCGTCCTGGTTGTGGTCAGTGTGCTGGTCGGAAATACAAAACCTCGCCCGGCGCGGTCTGACGCCGGACCTGACCGCCGTCACAAGTGAGCTGCGTCGGAAGAGGAACCTGGCGCCCGAGCTGCTGCGGCAGGTCGCCGACGCTGTTGACGTGGCGCCGACGGAGATGTATGCCGCCCAGTTGGCGAGGCGGGTAAAGACCATAGCCAGGCTTCGAAGGCTGCAACTAACGTGCTATGAGATCGCCAAGGCGGCGAGTGAGCCTATGGCAGACGAGGACGCCGAGCGGCTGCTGTCCCGGGCGCCCGAGTCGGTGAGGCAGGCGACGGGAGGGACGATAGCGACAACGCCCATGCGGGCTGCGGTCGATGTGGTGGCCGAGGCGCTTTGGGCTGGCGATGACGGCGTCGGCCCGGTCGAGTGGTGCGGGATAACGACGATCGAGCGCTTGGTGGGAAGGATGAGGCCAGGGCTGTCCATCATCGGCGCCAGAACGGGACTCGGCAAGTCAACCTTCCTGTTGCAGTGTGCGGTCAGATGGGCATCGGCAGGCTACCGGGTGCTGTTGTGCGACATGGAGATGAGCGAACGGGAAGTCGGGCGGCGGTTGCACCGGCAATGCGAGACGCTGCACCTTGAGGTGCCGCAGACGCTGTGGATCACAGGCCCGGACATCCGAGACATCGGCACCATCTGTTCGCTGGCGGAGGAGTTGCTGCGGGATGAACGCCCGGGCTTGGTCTGTGTGGACTACGTGCAGTTGGTCACGGGAGCGAAGGCGGAACGGAGGGACCAAGAGCTCGCGATCGTGTCGCGGGCACTGCACGAGTTGGGGCTGCGGCTGGAGTCGCCAGTGTTGGCGGCGGCCCAGTTGCGTCGGACTCGGGGAGTGAGGCCGACCCTGGAAGACTTGCGCGAGTCAGGAGCGCTTGAACAGGACGCCGGCGTCGTGTTATTGTTAGTCGAGGGAGATGACGACCTCGAACTGCGTGTCGCGAAGAACCGCTACGGGCCGACGGGCTGGACGGCGGTTGAACTGGAGCCGGCCTCGGTGCGGATAAAGGAGGTGGTCCATGCCGCAGAGGAAAGGCAGTAGGAACCCCGAGCGGGACGAGATCATGCGCCGGCTGCGTGCCGAGGGATACACGGTCCGCCAGCTAGGGCAGGCTTTCGGAGTGTCGTTTCAGCGTGTCCACCAGATCACGAGGGGCATCAAGCCTGCGGCAAAGTGGTCAGATCGGCCACTCGGAGCCGCCCCGGGCCTCCGTGTCCGAGAGCTGCAGAAAGACCGAGACTTCGTGTTGGATGCGGCGTCAGGGAAGCCTATCGAAGAGATGAGGCGCAAGTGGGGCGAGGCGGTCGAAAAGAAAGACCTCCCGCCCATCTGGAGGGTCGTCCGGCAACATCGGGACGCTCTGCGCTGGCGTCGCAAGTACCCGCCCGAGCAGGTGTTGGAGGCGCTGCGGGAGGCCGCCCGGGCAGTAGGCGAGCCGCTGACCACCAAGAAGTATGATGTGTGGAGGCGAAAGACGGGGAAGCCATCGGCAATCGTGCCAGTGTGGCAGTTTGGGTCGTGGCGGGCGGCCTGCGAGGCGGCTGGCGTGCGGTGTGGGGAAAGAAACCGGCCCAGGAAAGACTACACCGAGGCGCTGCGGGCTGCGCTCAGTCGGGCGGTCAAGGCGAGGCCCGGGGAGGACGTCCGCCTTCCGTGTCACGTGAGATGGCGACTACGACACCTGTACGGTAGTCTGGAGGAGGCGGTAAAGGAGGTGATCGATGAGGAAGAGGAGCGAAGCGCTAGTGTTGCTTGAGGCGCCGGCGTGCGAGCGGTGTGAACGCAGGCAACCGGGCGCTTTCCACCACTTGGTGCCACGTAGCAGAGGCGGCAAAACGATTCCCGGAAATCTGGTGTGGCTCTGCGTTGAGTGTCACCGATGGGTACACGACCACCCGAAAAAGGCGACGGAGCACGGCTGGTTGCGGCGGGAGATCGGCCAGGAGCTCGGCTGCTGGCGGTGCGGGCATCGACCTGAGGGCTGCTATGTGTGCCAGTTTGTGGCCAAGGCGCTGGAGGCCGAGGCCTCTGCGAGCGTCAGGTAGAGGCGAGGATCGGGGCCGGCTGCCGTGGACAAACTGTGGAAACGACTGGAGCGCGAAACTGCCGCAGCACTCGGTGGCCGCCGTCACCCGTCCCAGGGCAGACCGGCCCCAGACATTACCGCCAGTGAGTGGCAGATTGAGCACAAAGCGCGGGCTTCGGTGCCTGGGTGGATACGGGAGGCACTGGAGCAGGTGGAACGCCTGGAGCGACCTCGAGCCGCTGTCGTCACAGTGCACGAGGGGAAGG